GGGTACGACAACGAACTGCAATTCGCCTTTCGGGGTTTCATCACGACCATAGGACTGAAAAATCCCATCGAGATCCATTGCGAGGATTACATGTTCCTGTTCAAATCGCGGGATGCGAAAAAGATCGCCTACAAGGCGGCCACCATCGAGCAGGTTCTGCGCGATCAGAACCTCGGCGTAAAGTACAAGGTGTTCGGCGAACAGCACATCGGCCAGTTCCGCGTCACGGCGAACACCGTCACCGAGTTGCTCGGACAGTTGAAAGATCAGGGCGGCATCCGGTCGTTCTTTCGCATCGAGGACGGCGAACCCGTGTTGTATTGCGGGGTGCTGTTCGAGCGGGACACGAAATGTAAGCAGGTGTTTGCAACCGGGGTGAACCTGATCGACGACTCGCAGCTCGACGTACAGAACGCCGCCGACGTGAAGATCAAAATACGGGCAATATCACTGCGGCCGAATAACAAACGGATTCGCGTCGATGTCGGGGATGCCGACGGCCAGCGCCGCACGCTGCACACCTACAACAAGGACGAAAAGGAGTTGAAGGCATGGGCCGAGCAGGAACTCAAACGGCTGAAACGCGACGGGCTGGCCGGATCTTTCACCACCTTCGGAGCCGTGCTGATCGACAAGCTCGACAACATCGGAATCAAGATCGACGGGGTGCGCAGGGGCATATATCAGACGGATAAAAACGTGATAAAATACGGGACGGGCGGGTTCCGGCAGGAGATAACAATCGGATTAAGGGTAGCGGAATGACACTCAAAGAGGCTATACGGGTTCTCGCCATGTCGGGGGCCGAGTTGTACTGTAAGATATGCACGGTGGACGCCGTGGACGTCGAGGCCCGGACGGTGGACTGTACGCCCATCGACGAGAGCGCCCCGCTCGTGGGCGTGAACCTGCAAGCGTCGCAAGACGGCTCGGTCGGGGTTGTGCAGTTCCCGGCCGCAGGCAGTTACGTTGTGGTGGCCTTCATCGACCCGGCCGTGGCCGTGGTCGTGCTGTGCGACCAGATCGACAAGGTGCAGCTCGACATCGGCCGGACATCGGCGACGGTGACGGACGAAGGCATTACGCTGAACGGCGGGCGTCTGGGCGGTTTGGTTATATCGGGAAAGACCGCCGGGAGACTCAACGCTTTGGAGAACGACATAAACGAGTTGAAAGCGGTATTCTCGGCATGGGTTCCCGCGGGAACAGACGGCGGCGCGGCTCTCAAAACTGCGGCCGCAGCATGGGCGAACCGACAACTGACACAAACCGTCGCTGCGGAGCTGGAAAACGACAGCGTGAAACATTAGGACTGATGCGCGGAATATTGATAGACCCCGAAACGGGCGATGTGCAGGTGACCGCCGGGCGGCTGGCCGTCGGCGACACGACGGCCCAAACGGCCGAGTGTGTCCTGCGGGCCGTGCGCGGGGAGTTCAAAGAGCACCCGCTTATCGGGGCCGAAATATTGAAGATGCTCGGCGGGTCCCCGAATCCGATGTGGAAAGCGGATGCAAAGACCATGTTACAGGCGTGCGGATTGTCCGTGTCGCGCGTCGAAATGAAGGACGGACAGATAACGATTGAGTACAATGGCGAAAATAGCACCATCGGATAGGCAGAGCCTCTTGGACATCGCGGTACAGACCAGCGGCGGCGTCGAGGCGGCCTTCGACCTCGCGGCGGCAAACGACGTGAGTGTCTCGGAACCGCTGGAAGCAGGGGCGCAGTTTCAAACTGCGCCCGTGGCTGACAAGATGGTGCTGGAAAGGTACACGGCCCGGCAGATACGCCCGGCGACGGAATTGTCGGACGAAGAAATCGAAGCCGCTCCCTTCGGCGGCATCGGCTATATGGGAATTGAAGTTGATTTTATGGTGCGATGAGAACAATAGCGGAAATAAAGGAGTCCATCGAGGCGGACTTCATGCGCAACGAAACGGCGGCGAAACTTTACGGCTTTACGGCCGGGGACAGTTTCGCGGCCTTCTTCGGGAAACTCTCCGTCGAGAGCGTGCTGTTCTACCTCTTTGCAGTTGCGGCGTGGACGCTGGAGAACATGTTCGAATCGTTCCGCAGCGAGGTGAACGCCAGTATCGACAAAATGAAACCGCACCGCCCGAAGTGGTACCGGGATATGGTGCTGGCCTATATGAAGGACCGGACGCTGATCCACGACACGGACGAATACGACACGGCGGACATGACCGACGAGGAGATCACGGCCGCGCGGGTCGTCAAGCATGCCGTCGCCGACGAGAGCGACGACGCCTCGCTGCTGACGATCAAGGTTGCGGGGGAACAGGGCGGCCGCCGTTGTCCGCTCGACGCGCAGACCGAAAGCCAGCTCAAAGCCTACATCGCCGAGATCAAGGACGCCGGGGTGCGGACGTCGCTGGTGAACATCGCGCCCGACCGCTTCAACTGCGAACTGGACATCTATTTCGACCCGATGCTGCTTGCCTCGGCGGTCGAGAGTACCTGCCGCGAGGCGATACGGAATTACATCGAGAACCTGCCCTTCAACGGCGAATATACCAACATGGCACTCGTGGATCAGTTGCAGAAGATCGACGGCGTGAGGATACCCGAACTCCGGAGCGCAACCACCGTCGCCGCAGGGGAAAGCGTGGTTACTGCGATTGACGCCCGGTGTGTTCCGGCGGCGGGATATTTCGAGATGGGCGATATCAAACTGAACATGAAGGTCTACAATGGGTAAGTACGACATCAACGTGAAACGGCTGGCTCTGCTCCTGCTGCCGACATTTTGGCGCAAGCCGGGATTCGCGGCGCTGGCCTATGCCGCGGTGTCGCCCCTGCAATGGCTGCACACGCAATTCGTGTTGTGGAAACACGATGCCGAGTACCGGGTTCAGAAAAACGGTCAGGTGTGTCATCTGCGGGCTGTGCTGAACGATATGTTCGACCCCATCGACCGCCGTATCACGATCACGGACAATGCCGAGAACGTCGGATATATCATCCTGCACCACCGGGACACCGACCAAAGCGTTCGGCTTCCGGCCCGCGGTTCCGGCCGGGCCGTGATACTGAACCGCCGAGGTTACGGCGGCGTGAACGGCTACGATTTCTGGGTGAACCTGCCCGTCGCGTTGTACGGCAAAGTAGACCTCGCCCAAGTGACGGGTGTTGTGAACACCTACAAATTGGCATCAAAACGATTTTCGATAAACTTCATTTGAAATGAAACAGATACACGGAAGATACCTCTTGCAGCCGAACAAGGACTTTCCCGCCGACTGCGAAATGCTCGACTACCTGCAAACCAACGCGCACGTCGTGTCGATTATCGGCAACATCGCCGGAAACAAGGCCGTGCTGCTCGGATGCGACCCGATGGATAACGGAGCCCGCCGGGCCGAAGGTTACGTATTCCTGCACACGCGGGAGCACCCCGAAGGGGAGGTGCTGTATTGGGAAGGCGGCGCAATCGGCAGCGGCATGTACCTCAAGCAGGAGGTGATCTCCGTGCAGGCGCAGGGCTACGACTATCCGCAGGCATACGTGAGGCGGTCGCTCGCGCCCGGCGTCGGCGATGAAAACTACCGCTGGGAAGATTTCCGCGAGGCCCAATCGCTGCCCACCCTCGACGAGGAACTGGCCGCCCTGCGCAAGACGCTCGCCGACATGAAGCCGTCGCCGCTGGGCATGGTCGAAATGTGGGCTGGGCGCGAGGTTCCCGACGGGTATCTGCTCTGCGAGGGGCAGCAGCTCCGGCAGACGGAGTACCCGGAACTGTTCGCCGCCATCGGTGCGGCCTTCAACAACGGCTACGACTGCAACGGCCGCCAGCTCACGACATCGGCGGGCTTCTTCCGTCTGCCCGACCTGCGCGGCCGATTCGTGGTCGGCTACTACGGCAGCGACGAGGACTACAAGACCCTCGGTGCGGTCGGCGGTAAGAAAACCCACCAGCTCACCGTGGAGGAACTCCCCGCGCACGATCACGGGCTGTTCCTGCAACACGCGGGAAAACGTTTCACGGGCGGCGGCTCGGCGAATGCGCTCAACGAGGGCGACGGCCGCACCTATTCGACGGGCGGGAACAAGCCCCACGAGAACCGCCCGCCGTATTATGCGCTGGCTTACATCATGCGAACGAAATAACACGAGGACGCAATGGCAATTATCACACGGCCACAACTCCGCAAATGGTTCGGGAAAGGGAAATATCCCACGGCCGCACAATTCTCGGACGTTTGGGATAGCTTTTGGCACAAGGACGAGGACAAGATCGCCATCAGCGGCGTCGATGGTCTTGCGGAGCAGCTCAACAGCAAATTATCCGCGGCCGATGGGCGGAAACTCAAAGAAACCGTCGAGCAGACCGCTGGCGACCTCGCGCAACACAAAAAGGAGTCGGACGAGGCCATCGATCAACTCCGCGAACAACTGGATAACCTGCGGTCGGTCGTTGAGAACGACTGCGTGCAGCGAACTACCCGCGTAACCCTTCAAGGAGGGTCTCCGGCGGATTTGATAGGCAACAAATAAACACAAAATACAATGGAAGACAATCAAGCATTGGCGGCGTTGGAGCAAGTTCTGCTGGCGGCTCGCATCGCACACACAACCGGAACCGAGGCCGAATGGACCACGGCGAACCCCGTTCTTCTCAAAGGTGAAGTCGGATTTGTGGAGGGCACGTCCCCCGTGAAATTCAAGGTCGGCGACGGAACGAAAACTTGGTCGGCGCTCGGCTGGGGACAGCCCACCACGCTTGCGCAGCTCGCGGCCGACGCCACACACCGCCTGGTCACGGATACCCAAATCGCGGGCTGGAACAACAAAGCCGAGAAAACGCCAGCCACGCATGCGGCCGACGGTCTGATGTCGGCGGCCGACAAGACGAAGCTCGATGGCATCGCCGCAGGCGCGAACAACTACCAGCACCCGGCGACGCACCCGGCGACGATGATTGTCGAGGATTCGGGCCACCGCTTCGTCACAGATGCCGAAAAAGCCAAGTGGAACGAGGAATATACCATCGAAAAGGTGGCGACAGAGAGTGGATTCGCATCGACGTACCACCTGAAAAAAGGTGCCAACAAAGTTGGCGTGTCAATCAATATTCCGCTCGATCAGGTGCTCAAGTCGTCATCCATCAAGACCGTGACGACGGCCAATTCGCCTTACTCCGGGGCCAAGCCCGGCGACAAGTACATCGAGTTCCTCTTCCAGAACAACAACACCCCGCAGTACCTGCCCGTGCAGGCTCTAGTCGATGTTTACACGGGCGACGGCCAGTATATCCAAGTGACGGAGTCGAACGTAATCAAGCTCAACTACTCCGTGCTGTCGTTGAAACTGGCGGCCGACTTGAAGAAGTCATACGACAACCTTTACGACCCGAAGGGTGCCGGAGAGGCGGCGGCAAAAGCGGCCATCGCCGAGTTCAGGGCGAGTACGTTCGTCATTCAGTGTACCATCCCCGGAATGAACTGACGCTATGGCAGCTACTGAAAAGATAACCGGGCGGGTTCAATTCCCGATGTTTACGGCGGCCGCGTTGGCCGCCGCAAATCCGGTGCTTCTCAAAGGCGAAGTCGTGTACGAATCCGACACACGCAGGCGGAAAATCGGCGACGGTGTTACCGCATGGAAGTCTCTCCCCTACGAGTCGGATGGTGAAATGGCAGGCAGTATTCACGCTTCACAGATCACTACGGACGCAACGCACCGTTTCGTGACCGACAGCGAGAAAAAGACGTGGGGCGATAAGGCCGCCAAAGACCTGTCGAACGTAACGCTGACAAAAGCGCTCTCATCCAACGGTTACTACAAAGCACCGGACGGGCTGATGTTTCAATGGGGGATATCCCCCGGCGGGGCGTATCAGTACTATTTCAGTCCTGCATTCATCGCAAAGCCGTTCGGATGTTTTCTGACGGCGCATTTCGGCAACGGCAACGTCATCACAGCCGCGTCGTATGTGGAACTGACCGCCCAATATTTACGCTACCAATCGCGCTGGGCGAACCTCACCGACAAGAACGGAGGTCTCGCATCCTCTACCGAAACCGTCCATTGGCTGGTGATCGGACGCTGGAAATAAAATACAGGAAGCTATGAAATACTGGAAGCAAGGATTTTACGAAACCCCCATCGAGGGAGCCATAGAGATCACCAACGAGAGGTTCGAGGAACTGATCGACGGGCAGAATGCTGGTAAGATGATAACCGAGGACGAGCAAGGCCGCCCCGTTCTGACAGAATGTGTCGAAACATCCCCGGTTATGACCTATGAGGAACGAGTGCAGACGCTGATCCGCGAGCAGTACTCGATCGCCGATGAACTGGCGATTCTCCGCCAGCGCGACACCAAGCCGGACGAGTTCGCAGCATACTTCGAATACGCGGAGCAATGCAAGACGCAGGCAGAAAAGCAGATGCAATTATGATTGGAAGAATACAACACCCGAAATATACGGCAGCGGCGCTCAAAGCGGCCAATCCCTTACTACTCGATGGCGAGGTCGTCTACGAATCAGACACGGGTCGTCATAAGATCGGGGACGGAGTGAATAAGTGGACGGAATTACCCTATCCCATGAATGCCGAAGCCGTCCCGGCGGTTACGTGGAAAGTACAGGGCGGAATGCTCTGCGTAAAGCCTGCCACGGACTTGAAAAATCCGATTCTGAAGCAATGTTTCGTGGGCATCCTGCACTACAAAAACGCGAAGAAGCGATACCGCCGGAATCCTCAAACCGGGCAGACACAAAACCGTCCTCTGAATGCGGGGTTCAAGCTCGTACAGGACTCCTTCTCGCGGGATGAGGTAAACTGGACGTCAGTACGGATCAATCCCGTACCGTTCGACGCAACGAAGGTAAACGCCGCGGGCTGGATGCCGATAATTTCCGTTGCAGACCTCTTGGAAAGGTGGGTCGTGCGCATTGCCGACCCCGTTTTCGTGGGGGGGGGAAAATTCGAGCTGCATCGCGGCACCAATATAGGCGACCGCGGCGGAAAGCTGGAGCCTTCCGGAAAGCGCAGAATGCAGGTTTCATTTTACGGTGGAGTTGTATTGTTTACGGGTAATCCTCAATACCGAACCGAGGGGGCACGCGCCTATTTCAGAGTAATAGCCCGAAACTACGATGAAACAGCAACGATAGTACATGTATAACTTTTTTGACGGGGTGTGACCGATAACAAATATTCCTTTGCGGGAGATGGTTGTATTATGACTCATTCACTGGGGATTTACTTAACCTTACTCGTCACTTTTTTTGAAATTTCTGAACTATGATAGACCATATTTTCGCGGCGATACGTCCGCAGCTCATCATTCTCACGATTGTTTACCTGCTCGTACTGTTCGTGATTTTCCTCGACCTATGGGCAGGCATCCGGAAAGCCCGCAAACGCGGGGAGCTGCGCTCATCGCTCGGCTACCGCAAGACCGTCGAGAAGATCGCCAAGTATTTCAACCTGATTTTCGTGGTAACGGCCATCGACGCGGTGCAGATGCTGACCGTATGGCAGATCAACGAGCAGACCGGGAGCCGCCTGCCGCTGATTCCGATTCTGACGGTATTGGGGGCCATGTTCATCGGCTTCATCGAGCTGAAAAGCGTATATGAGAAGTCCGAGGATAAAGAAAAGGCCAAGATTGCGGATGCGGCGGCCGCGCTGGGTTCGGCGTTGAAGAACCGGGAGACGCAGGGCATCGTGGCCGCGGTGCTGGAGTACATGGAGAGGGCAGGTCGGCAGTCCGGCAGCCCCCGCGGCCCGGCCAGAAGCGAGCAAGCCCCCGGCCCCGAATTCATGCCGAACCCGGATATTTACGACGAAGAGTAAAAACCACTCAAACACCATACTACCATGAAAGCAAATTACACCCTTGAGAAAGTGGAAACAGAAGACGGTTTTGCCGCCACTTATCTCCTGATGTGCGACGGCTATCAGGTCGGCTCGGCAATCAATATCCCGGATATTGTAAAAGGAGCGAAAATTATCTCGGCAGCTGGTGGCCGCGAGGCGCTCGTGATCAATGTAAAAGGACGAATAGGAAGACCGCGGCATATAAAATTATAAAGGCGACCAAGATCATGACACCGAAAGAATTTAAGAAAACCTACTGGCCGGACATCGCGGCCTCCTGCGAGGAAACCGGGCTGAACCCGCTCTTCGTGGCCGCGCAGGCCGCGCTCGAAACTGGCTGGGGGAAGTCCGCCATCGGGCACAACCTGTTCGGCATAACCGCCACGAAGAAGTGGCGCGGGGCGGTGAAATACGTGCGGACGTTCGAGTATTTCGACGACGACAAGCAGGGCCACCGATTCCCCAAAGTACACTCCATTACGCGGATGCCGGACGGGCGCTACAAATATGTCGTGGATCGCGCCTTCCGAGATTATACGTCTGTCAGGGAGTGTCTGACCGACCACTCCCGAATTCTGCTGACCGAACGCTATGCCCCCGCGATGCCGTACAAGGACGACGTGTACCAGTTCGCCTACCGGGTTGCAGCCTGCGGCTACTGTACAGCCAAGCCGGCGGATTATGCGGGTCTGATTCTCAAAATCTCCAAAACGCTCGAAAAGGCATGAAACGCTTCCTGCTCATAGCCCTGATTATAGCGGGCGGCCTGTTGTGGGTGCAGAGTGCGCGGCTCCGCTCGGAAAAACGCGAACGCCGTCGGTTGGAGTCGAACCAGACCGCGCTGATGTCCGATGTCGAAATCTACCGGACAAAGGCAGGCAAGGCCGCTGCGTCGAACATGGTGCTGAATCTCCGCGTCTCGGAGCTGGAACGGCTCCGGGCGGCAGATGCCGAGAGCATCCGCGACCTCGGCATCAAGCTCCGCCGGGTAGAATCCACGGCCAAGACCGCGACGGCGACCGTCGTAGAGCTGCGGGCGAAGCTCCGGGACACAGCCATCGTCCGGGAGACCCCGGCCGGGGCGGTCATTATCGACTCGATGCGGACATTTCGCTGGCGCGATCCGTGGGTGACGGTCGAGGGGTTGATCAAGCGCGACTCGGTCGCATGCCGCGTCGAGAGCATCGATACCCTCCGGCAGGTCGTACACCGGGTGCCGCGGCGCTTCCTCTTCATCCGCTGGGGAACCAAAGCGATACGGCAGGAGGTCATGTCGTCGAACCCGCATACGCGAATCGTATACACTGATTATATCGAACTTAAAAAACGAAACCGATGAAGAAATTTCTGAAAACAACATGGGCGGTACTACTCTTCATGTGGCAGCTCCCGCAGAACCTGATCGGCCTTGCGTACTTGGCATTCTGTTTCGACCGCGTGAAAATCACCGAGCAACGCGGGGCCGTGTTCTATGCGACGAAGCATGTCCGGGGAGGCATGACGCTTGGGCGGTACGTCTTTATCGCGCCGGGGAACATCGACCGGGAACCGGTCTACGACCATGAGTTCGGCCACGTCCGACAGTCGCGGCGCTGGGGCTGGCTATGGTTGCCCGTATTCGCGATTCCGAGCGGCCTGCACAACCTTTTCTGCCGCGCGGCGAATTACTACCACTTTTACACCGAAAGGTCGGCAAATCGGCTCGGAGGCGTGCCCAACTATGCCGGGGAATACCACTATCACATGGACGGCTTGATTGTCACCTATTGGGATAAGCTGGTCGCACTCAAGAACAAATATTTCAAATGATGTTCAGGGAAATTTTTTCCCTGAACATACGAATCCCCACCGACAATCGGTGGGGATTTTGCTACAAAACCCCTTGATAGTTCAATAAGAGCGGATTTGCATCCCGAATATCCTGCGGTGTATATACATCAGTCATCAATAAAGACGAGTGCCGCGCCTGTTCTTTAACCGAAAGGGTATCATACCCAGCACGGAGCATCGCGGTAATTCCGGTATCCTTCAGACTATAAAATTTGTATTCTTTGGGAAAGCGGAGAGCAGGACGGATTTTCCGGCTCCAAAAGTCGCGGTAAGTCTTTTCGTTTACCCATTCCGGCCCCGGTCTGAAATCCTTGGAAAATATATAGTAAGTACCCGGAGCGTCAAAATATCCAAGTTCGACCATCAACTCGATAATTTTCTGGGGTATAGTGACACATGCCGAGCGCTTGTTTTTCGAGATTGTATCGTCAATATAGACCGTCTGTTTACTGACGGATATATCACGCAGCCGGAGTTTGGCAATCTCCTTCGGACGGATAAGCATGTAGTGCAGAAAGTAGCAAACCAAAAGGAAGTGGCGGTTATTCTCTTGGAGCCAATCATGCAGGCGTTGCATATCATCCACGGCAATAACCTTGCGTTCTTTCTTGAGCAATGCCTTGCCAATACTGACCAACCCATCCGTCGGTTTTTCTTTGATATACAGATGTTGCACCAAAAAGGCGCTGAATGACCGAAGGAAAGCCAAATAATTGTTGCGTGTGCGTGGCGAATTTTCCCGTTCAATATAGACATAGTCCAGAAAACGAACACAGAAAGCCCGGTCGAATTGATAAACATACCGTATAGACACCCGCTGATTATCATTCCATTCTTCCATTATGCGAGCAAAACAGATATAATCATGGTGCGTTGATGCCCGGTGGACTCCGTCATTCAAGAGTTTGGTGATGTAATTTCGATAATGAATCAGCGCGTCAGAAAATAGTTTGTAGGAGCGATCGGCATCCGCTTCTATCCAAGGATTCCAGCCAGCTTCCAGCTTTGCAGACAATCGGTGACATACCTGCGCGGCATATTGCCGCTTCTGGGTGGCCGTCCCGACGGAATTGATTTTTATCCGCTTTCGACGCATTTCGCCCTTTGCCGGGTCGAAAGCGTAAAAGCTGATAAACCAGCAAGCGCCCGTATGCAAACGGGGATAGGTGTACGAGAGGATCTCGTTTAACGCAGAATTTCGCGCAGTTTTTACAGGCAACATTTTTTTTACATTTTCGCGGTCAGCGACCCGACGCAAAAATGTAGAATGTTGATTTTCAAGCCAATTCAGACAAATATTTTGTCTCGAACCTCCGACCTTCGGGTTATGAGCCCGACGAGCTGCCAACTGCTCCATCCCGCGATATGTCTTTAGTGATGTACTATCGCTTTTGCGTGTGCAAAGATAAGACAAAAATTCGGATTCTACAAATTTTTCCGGGCACAATGCGGCATTTACGATCTATCATGCTATTTATCAGCCGCCAACAATTATTTTTTTTTCGTTTCTCAGCATCCAGCACAACCCGGAAGTTCTCCAACAGCTCCCGGAATCCGAATCTACCGGCCCCAAGCCCGCGCTTGCCGGGCCTCAATCCTCGAACTCCCGGAACATCGTCGTGCTGAGGTACTTTTCGGCACGGTCGGGAAATACGACGACGATATTCCCCGACTCGATACGCGCCGCGGTGCGTACGGCGGCCAGCATGGCGGCGCCGCTGCTCATCCCGGCGAAGATACCCTCGGCAGAGATGATCCTGCGGGCCATGTCGATCGCCTCCTCGCTCTCGACCAATTCCTGCACGTCGATCTTCGAGGGGTCGTAAATATCGGGCACGATCGCCTCCTCCATATTTTTGAGACCCTGAATATAGTGCCCCTTGGTCGGCTGGGCGCAAACCACCTTGATCGCGGGATTCATCACTTTCAGAAAGCGCGACAGCCCCATCAGAGTCCCCGACGTTCCGATCGCGCAGACAAGATAGTCGATCTGTCCGCCCGTCTGCTGCCAGATCTCCAGCGCCGTGTTTTCATAATGCGCCAAGTAATTGGCGGCATTCGCGAACTGGTCGGGCATAAAATATTTGTCGGGATTCTCCGCGACGAGTTTGCGGGCCAGACGGATCGCGCCGTCCGTCCCTTCGGCGGCAGGCGTCAGACGCACCGTGCCGCCGTATGCGCGGATGATCTTACGGCGTTCGATCGACACGGCCTCGCTCATCACGATCTCCACGGGATAGCCTTTGACGATGCCGACAATAGCCAATCCGATGCCGGTATTTCCCGACGTAGGTTCGATGATCGTCTTCCCTTTGGTCAGGCGGCCTTCGCGCTCGGCGGTTTCGATCATCTTGACCGCAATGCGGTCCTTGATGCTGCCCGTCGGATTGAACCCTTCGAGTTTGGCGAATATCTTCACTTTCGGATTGGGCGACAGCGCATTGATCCGAACCATCGGCGTAGAACCGATGGTATCCAAAATCGTTTTGTTTGCTTTCATCTTATACTCACTAACCTAACTCAGTCTTATTTCAGCCCGGCGGCGACGATCTCCGCCAAGTCGCGCACCTCGCCCCTCGTGCCGCGGCCGATGGCCTTCTTGCAGAGCGGACAGGCCGTCACGATCACTTCTGCGCCCGTGGCTTCCAGCTCTTCGGCCACCGCCTGCGCAAGGCGCACCTGCTGGCTGTCGGAAATGGCCGTATTGGCGACCGAGGAGCCGCAGCAGGGAGCGTTTTCGCGCGTCTGCGCGGGTTCGAGCAGTTCGCCCACCGCTTCGATCACGGCGCGCGGCTCGTCGTAAATGCCGCTTCCGCGCCCCAATTCGCAGGGATCGTGGTAGGTGAAGCGCGTCGGGCCGTGCACGACATCCAGCCGTCCGGCCCGGATCAGACGCAGGATATATTCCGAATGGTGCAGCACCTCGATTCCGGCCAGTTCGTAGTCCTCGCGGAAAACCTTCAGGCAGATCGGACACGAGGTCACGAGCGTCGTGATGCCGTGTTTGCGGAACAGATCGGTATTGTAGCGCATCATCCTGCGCGCCGAATCGGTCTCGCCGGCCAGCTTCAGCGGCCGGCCGCAGCAGACGCCGCCTTCGCGGTCGGCCCACCATACCTCTTCGCCCGCGGCGCGGAACACCTTGTCCATCGCCGACATCGTACGGGGCGTAAGCAGGGTCATGCACCCCGCGAAATAGCCCACCTTGCCCTCTCCCGAAGAGCGGTCCAACCCTTTGAAATAGTCGTAGCGCTTCTCGTCGGGCACGTTGCGCATCGTATCGCGCGAGTTGAGCCGCAGCGTATTCAGGTCTATGTCCACAGGACACTTTTCGGCGCAGCGCCCGCACATCAGGCAGTTGTCGGCCGTCGCCAGCCGCAGCATCCGGTAACGGCGGTCGCGCAGGAAATAGACCGACTGCACGTCATTGATTCCCAGCACGCTCTGCAACTGACAGGGATCGATGCAGATACCGCAGCGCGAACATGCTTCGACCTGAAAATGATCGAACGAACCCTCCTTTTCGGTCGAGCGGAGTTCGTAATGCCGCAGGAAAATCAGGGGAATCTCGGTAAAGATATGCATATACCGCGAGAAAGGCAACGCCACGAAGAAAATACCGAGGCGTGCGGAATAGGCCCACCA